ATCTTTCAAATCAGGTAAAGAAGCTTCACCTTTTCCCTGATAGCTACCTGGTCTATCTACATATCCTCTTTTAGGTGTAGCTAATCCTGACGTAATACCTACACCACGAGAAGATACTTGACCGCCTCTGTTAAATAGTTTTCTTGTGTAGATGCTCATTAACCCATCAATGCTCCAAGGCCCGTGCCAATAGATCCTATAGCACCTGCCGCTTGTAAGAACGGATTACCTTGAGGCATCGGTGCGATAGTCTGTGTTGCTGTTCCTGCGCCTGGTGTTACTTGTTGTAATGTTTGTGAACCAAAAGATAATCTTCTATACGGTTCCATCATTTGATTTAACTGATTTTGATAATCAGTTCCTAATTGTGTCTGAGCTAATTGTTGCTGTAGACCACCAATACCCATTAATTGACTTACATCCTGACCTTGAAGAGCTTGTGTTTGTGCCCCTAGTCCAGCCATAGTGCTACCAATACCACTAGTTAGTTTACCAATGTTAGCAAATCCTGCTGCTTGTTGTGCTCTTTGTTGATTGGCTGCTGATGCTGTAGCTTGTGCTTGTTGAAAGTTTCTAGATAAATCTTCAAAAATTCTTCTTGATCGTAGATCTTGTGCGTTTCTAGCCAGTTCTGATTGTTGAATACCGAACCTACTACCACCAAATGCACCTGCCTTAACAGCTTGACCAGATAACTGATTTTCTGCCATGGCAGCTTGTCTATCTATTTCTTTAACAGCTTCATTTGTTACTGCTTGTTGATAAGGATCCATAAACTGTTGAGCTCTAGAAGGGTCAAAGTTCATCTGTTTAAGTGCCTCTGCTCCTGCAGCTGCTGATCCAAGGCCCGCGGTTTGTGCCGCCTGACCTGCTTGTAAGAAAGGTTGAAACGCTCCAATACCTTGAAACGCTAAGTTCATTGCAGCTTCTTGTGTTGGACTAAATCCTGCTACCTGTTGCTGTGGTATTGTTTGCGGTAATTGTAAAACTCCTTGGGCGTCTGCTGTTCCAAATAAAGTGTTTAATAACTCCTGTTGTCTATCACTAATATACTGTGGGACTTTAGTAGTTACAATTTGTTCTTGTGTTGACATTATGCTTTCCCCTCTAATGAATCCATCATCTGATACATTCTCTTTGCGCCTTCGCGACGGTCTCCTCCGCCTGCACCCCTGACTGCTTTAGCCGTCATGACAAATTCTCCGTCGCTTAGCATTGCGGGGATGTCGTCACTTGTCTCGGTCCCTGGTCCGAGTGACATGCCCCCTGATCGTAAATCTGTTACTCCTCCACCTTTAGCCATGCCCCCTTGTGGAAATAAGACATCACTTGTTGGAAATATTTGTTTATCTGTTGTAGGTGGTGTAAACTGTGAAACACCTGGTGCCTCTGGTTCAGTTAACTTAATTAATGCAGTTATACCCGCTGTTCCTAAACCAAATAACTTAGCAGCGTCTCCTATGCTCATGCCCCCTAAAACTGCGCTCTTAGCTTTTGCTGCTTTCTCAAGTTGACCGAGTGCAAATTCTTCTGCAGCTTCTTCAGTAAATCCTTCTGCTATTGCTTCTGCTTTTAAATCTGCTCCTTCTTTTAATAAATCTGCTGTGGTTTTATCTGCTCCTGTTCCTCTAAAATCAAACTTACC